CGTATAATTTTAATTTGTTAAACTTTTTTAATACTTCTAATTTTGAGCCCTCTACCACTTGAAGTATCGCCTACTGCTTTTATTTTCAAACTATTTTTCGTGCTAAGTTGCGGGGCTCTACGAACATCCATATTGATATTCTTAGACTTTTTTGCTACATCATCTACTGTTGCAGCAACACCCTGCTCATAAAAGAACTGTGCAAACTTTTCTGGATTCATTGCTATTGACATAGCTTTATGATATCCTTTGGCATCTTTCATAAGTCCATTCTCATCATTATATTTTGAGATGAAATTATTAAAATCCATTTGCTTGTTCTTCAATTCCTCAGCAGTACCTGGTTTATAGAGAATTGATTTATCGTCACCAACGCTAAATTCAAAACCTTTGAACTCATCGCTAAACACATTATTAGTGCGTTCCTCAAAATTCTTTCTCATAAGCTGTACGCTTTCCTTCTGCGTGTTAGATTGCTCTAACATTGTCTTGTAAGCATTAAGATTGTTTTCTTGTTCATCAGATAATCCACCCCCACTTGACTCAAGAGGAACTTTATATTTATCTTTCTGTTCTTTAAAAAACTTTCTCGCTTTAGCAAGTTCTCTTTTTTTAGCTAATTTCTTTTTCTTAATATCACGCTCTTCATCTTCTTCACTATCGTATCCGAATTTGTCGTCCATAATATCTTGAATATCTATAGCATCAAGACCTTCTTCTTGAACACTAATGTAATCAGCTAAAACAGAATCTTCGTCCATGTCATCGTAATTCTTTTGCAATTTGTAAAAGTCTTCGATACCACGGCCTGTTTCTTTCTTATAATCAAAATATAACTTAACATCTTCAGGTAAATCAGGATTTGATTCTTTTGTTTCAAATAATTCTTCAACTGAGTTGATGTCTTTATTATATCTGTCTTTAATAAAATTAAGAACATTTTCGTCACTTAACTCTGACGAGGGAGTTTTATCTTCAACAGGTGGAGTCTCCTCTACCTTTGTTTCCTTTTCTGCTGCTGATGCTTCTACCTTTTCAGGTTTCTCATCAACTGGTTCGTTACCTTGTTGAGCATCATGCTTTTGTAACAATTGCTCTTCTATTTCGGCTTTTGATTTTTGAGTGTTGCCTTCCACTGCTTTTACTTGTATTTTCATTAGATTAAATTTTTAACAAAATTAAACAATAATTTTAAACCTTTTTTAGGCGTTATTTAGGTGGTTATAAAGGTCTTGTCCCAACCTTTCACCTATTTCTTTATCTGATTTATAATGCACTCTTGCTACTATTCTACTGTTAGAAACATGTGCTGCTACATCTGTAAATTCTTTTTTCATTTCAGGATACATGTCTGATAAAACCAAAGCTATCAGTTTGCTTTGAGCAGAATGTCCTGATGGAAATGCAGGTGTTTGTGCACTACTCATCTTGTGATACAATAAATCAATACCAAATTTTTTTGCTAATTCATTTGGCCTTGGTCTATCGTGATAATTTTTTATACGCAGTATTACAGGTTTAGATTTAGCTATTAAAGTATTTACTAAATCAGAAGGATATTTTCTTTTTCTGTTTACGAAGAGTTGTTTAAACGCTGCTTGAATATTATCATATTTGTCAGCATAAGGAACATCCATCTTCTGAACTTGTAATGATTTTATTTCATTTAAAGTTTTCATACTCCTTTCAGACGGGTATTTTATATGCTTGTATTTAGTGATGTTAAAGTCATCAAACATAAAAACTTATTTAGGTCCAAACTCTGCTAAATCAAAACCATCCAAAGAATCTTCGTTTGATTCAAATTTTACTGCTGGTAGATTTCTTTTTCTTTGTTCAATAAGTTTTGATTGTTGAGTGTTGGCTTGGCTAATTCTATCTGCTTTACCTTTTTCTCTTGCCTTTTCTCTGTCGTCTATTTGAGATTGCTCTATACCTTTAAGTTGCATATTGTAAGCAAACTCAGTTTCCATTAGTTGCGATTTTAACATAGCTTCATTCTTCATCTTCTCTATTTCCATTGCAATCTCAGCTTGTTTGATTTGCATTTTAGATTGAGTTTCTAATTGAATTCTTTGCTGTTCTTGTTGAGCAGCCATCATCGCTTGTTGTTGTGCCATTTCAGCCTGAGCAGCTTGCTGCATTTGCGCTTGCTGCTGTTCCATTTGAGCTTTCTTTTTACGTTTAGTTTTTAGTAATTGATTAGCTAATTTAAGATTATGTATCTCTCTAATATCTAAAGCATCTTCTAAATTAATGTCTTGTTTAGATAAAGCCATTTGTATATTAGCTTCTAACATAGCTCTTTCTTCTTCATCAGGAGCTAACTCTAAAAATATACCAAAACTATAAAGGTATAAGTTTTTAATATCTTGAAGTAAGTTTAAATTATACTTACCTATCTGCATAGCAAACTGGTTTTTAAACTCAGAGTATTCTAAAACATCAGCTGTTCTTAACACTATACCTTCTGCTAATCTTCTTGTTATATATAGACTTGCGTTTAATATATGTCTTGTAGCTGTATTAGAATTTAAAGCTGCTAATTTTTGAACACCAACTAATGCGTCTGGATTAGGAGTAGAACCATCACGAGCTTCATTTAAACCTGTTACAGTTCTTATCATATCTAAGTAATGATTGTAATTAGCAATAAGCATTTGCATTTTTGCTCCACCACTATTAGAAGTTAATTGAGTTATAGGAACTTTAGCGTTATTGAATTCACCATCTTGAGTGAAACTTCTACCAACTACACTACCAGTTTGAAAATAAAGTCTTAGCGCGTCTTCAGGATTATAAGCATTACCTGTACCTAAATCAACTTCATTAAGTCCGTCAGCATCTATAAAAACACCATCTGGTACCATCCTTGATATTACTTGTTGTAACTTTAAATGAGTTACTTGAATTAAATCAGCAAAAGGAATCATTCTTCTAACTAAAGATTCATACATTCCTTTATATAATCTTGGAGCACAAGCTACATAATTAGGTAAAGCGTTTTGACTTGCAGCTTTTGGTCTAACCATATTTTCTGCAAGTTCCCATTTTAATAAAATGTTTGTACCCATTACCATTATTCCATCATACCATACTTCAATTTTTTTAGTAACCTTTTTAAACTTTCCTTCAGCCATCATTTCTTCAGGTGGGTTGAAACTATCATCTTTCTCAACCACTTTGAATGTGCCATCAGACATTTCTTTTTTCTTATAAACAAAAGTATGAGTGGTCTTGTAGTTAAAATAAAGTAAAGTACAAGTATCTCTATAGAATAAAGAGTTCTCATAGTACTGTGCATTGTTATAATAATTATACCAAGATTGACTATATTTAGCAATCTCCTCCATGTCTTCGTTAGTAATATCAGGATTTATTTTTACAAGCTCAGCCATAGGTATGGTCTTTAGCTCACCCCAATAAAAACAATCTTTAAAATAAGGGTCTTCAGTATAACTATATACTACATTAGCAGGGTCAACATAATTAAGTTCTATACCTTGTCCTGGTAAAAACTGATGTTTAGTCATACCAACACCTATAGTCATTATATCATAATCAACTCTTTTACGAATATCTTTATAATGGTTTTGATTTAATACAGTATCAATAGCTTCTTCTGCTGCAATTTCTACAGCAGGTTTATATTTCATTTGCATGTACAATTCCAGTTCTTCATCGTTTTCTGGAAGTTCTTCTTCGTTTGTTTGAAAAACATTTAAATCAAAATCTTCTTCGATTTGTTGAAAGAGTGGTCGAGCAACCATTTCTCCTTCTATCTTTTTTTGGAATGAATCTCTTTTTTCTGCAGACATTGCGTCTTCTGCAAACGCATTAATTTTAAACAACCTATCGTTTAAACCATTTACAACTATGTCTACAAATTTAGGAATAATAGGAACAGGTGTCCAGTCTAAGTTTAAATAAGACAAATCTCCATCAATAGCTATTTCGTTTTTATACTTCTGAACTGATTGTTCACCACGAGCATATAAACGTAATCTATTAAACTCTCCCCATTGATTTAAATATCTACAGGAACCATTATCTTTTCTAAACCACTCGTATTGAATAGCCTGTCCTACTTGCAGTCCGTACTCTAAAGTATCCTTTTGAGCATCAGAAGCAAACTCATCTGGAAACGCAGCTGCTTTTAAGTTAATTTCTACTTGTTTCATTTATTAATAATTCGACTAACTTTTTCGCTGTTGTTATATCTTGCAAAGTTAATGCTAATTTTTGTTTTTTCTTTAGTCGGTGTATATAAGTGTTTTTGATTAGCCATTATAGCTAAACCAGAACTTATTGAGGCATCAAACTTAGTTCTATTACTTATATCAAACTTAGCCCAATCCTCTAATGTTCTTTGAAAATACATGTCACCCATGTCACCCTCAATCCTATGCACGCCTTCTGAATCAATTCCTATATATTTTTCAATATAAGATTCTATTGCAGACGCGTGTGATTGTTTAACGTCCTCTGATGTATTTGGTATACCTCCTAACTCTCTTTCTGTTTTAGAAAGTTTATTAAAAGTTTTATCAGGTCTGTTTAAACAAAACCCTCTATACCCTCTATTTTTAAAATGGTAAAGGAGTCGAGGTTTATTATTTTCACATAATATAGGCATGCCATAAAAAACACATGCCATTAATACTTCCTCAAAAAATATTTCTGCTGTTTGTGGTCGGGCTATGTATTCTAAAAAGAAATGGTTACTTGGTATTTCCTCCATACTAAATTTTGTCAAACCATGTAAAGAACCATTTGAACCTTTACCTACCACGACGCCAGATATATCATAAGAGTCGCAACCAAATGTACCTAAATGTTCGTTACCAGGAAGGAATCTTCCATTCTTTCTAATAACATTATTTTGAAGTGAGCGTTTAGGTATGTAAGTTACAAAAAATCTTCCTCTTTTGTTTGGAGTCCAAACTACCTTAGTGTCTTTTATTCCATTCTCCCAACTAAATGAACCTTGAGTTATAAAATGTTCTTTTATAATACCATCATTATAGTCTATTTGCTGATATATCTTTGTTAGATTAAATATAGATTGTTTACTTTCATCTCTAAAAGCATGTGATTCTGAACGAGGAAACTGACGGTAATATTCATTTAAAGCATCAGGGTCATGTTTTAAAGAAACAACTTCGTTTTCCCAATAGTTAACTGCTCCTTGATATATGTATTCATTATCAATACCTACCACTTCTTGCTTAGGATTTTCTAATACAGGCATTCCATATCTGTCAATAAACCCCTCCATATTCCATTCCATTGGAACAAACAAAGAATAA